TTCTATGTTTCACTCGTAGCATCACCAAATGGGTTCTGTTGTCAAGGTGCTGATGTTCACATTATTACAAACGAAGAACCTGCAAGAAGAACTATGCTTCGTGCAGTATCAGCTTACACAGGATATGATGAACACAACATCTTTGTTCACAAAAAACAGGCTAAAGAAAAGTTTGCTGAGATAGCCGCAAATATCACAATGATTGATAATGTTGATGCATCAATAGAATGGCTAGATAAATATTGTGCAAACAGAAAACCACATATAATAGTTGTTGACCAACTAGATAAACTTAACGTCATGGGTTCGTTTGCAAGAACAGATGAAAAGCTACGTGAGATATATACAAAGTTTAGAGAAGTTTGTAAACGTAGAGATGTTTTTGGTATTGGTGTTAGTCAAGCTAGTGCTGATGCAGAGGCAAGAACTAACGTAACGTATGCTATGATGGAGAATAGTAAAACTGGTAAAGCTGCTGAAGCTGATTTAATTATTGGTATTGGTAAATCAGATGTTACAGACAACAACGATAGCCGTCGATATCTCACAATATCTAAAAATAAATTGACAGGTTTTCATGGTAATATAGTATGCAACCTAAACACTGACTTGAGTAGGTACACGGCATGATTACTGTATTAGATGTAGAAACAACTTTCATGGTTAATGAGAATAGACGTAGTGACCCCTCACCATTTTGTCCTGATAACAAACTTGTATCCGTGCAATATTCACAAGGTTCACAAGAACCACAGTTTGTATGGTTTTATCACACTAGCAAAAAATTTGACGTTCACAAATCTTCACAACAAGTTCAAGATGTGTTAGATGCAACCACACTTTTAGTGGGGCATAATATAAAATTTGACTTAATGTGGCTATGGGAAACCGGATTTACCTATGATGGAGCAGTATATGACACCATGATTGGTGAATATATGTTACTTCGTGGGCAAAAATGGGGCATAAGTTTGGCAGATTGTTGTGAAAGACGAAATATAACCCTAAAAAAGTCACAACTTGTAGAAGACTTTTTAAAACAAGGCAAAGGGTTTGATGTCATACCTATGGAAACAGTTGAAGAATATGGTCTAGGCGACATAATATCCACAAGAGAATTATATCATGAACAAACTCGTCTGTATAAAAAGGCAGGATATTATGACATAACTAAGCATTTGAATTTGATGAATAAATTTCTTATTGTACTTGCTTATATAGAACAAAACGGAATCAAAATAGATTTTCCACAACTTCACAAAGTTAAGGAAGACTATGAAAAAGAGAAAGAAAAGCTAGAGCAGACAATGCGTGATGTGGCTGAAGAAGTTATGGGCGACACTCCTATAAACTTTGCTTCACCTGAGCAGATGGGTCAGCTTATATATTCTCGTAAAGTTAAAGATAAGAAACAATGGGCGAGTCATTTTAATATTGGTTTAAATGAAAAAGGGAAACCTTTGTTACGTCCACGTATGTCAACATCACATTTTGTTGGTTCAGTTAAAATGATGACTAGCCGTATGTATAAAACAAAAGCTAGACAATGTACAAAATGTTATGGCAAAGGCACTATTTACAAGATTAAAAAAGATGGGACACGTTGGAAGAATCCCACTAAATGTAAGTCTTGTAGTGGGAAGGGTTACACACTTATCCCACTTCACAAAATTGCCGGACTTCACATGAACCCAAGAGATGTTTTAGATGTATCGGCAAATGGTTTTGCGACAGATAAGACTACGTTGATAAGATTATTAGGTGTAGCTAAACATAATGGTAATGACAAGGCTGTCAAATTTTTGACATCTGCAGTTAGGCTAAATGCAGTTGACGTTTATCTGTCTAGTTTTGTAGGTGGCATAGAAAGAAATACACGTAGTAATTTATTATTACACCCTAAATTTAATCAATGTGTTACAAGAACAACTAGGCTATCATCATCTGACCCAAACTTTCAAAATCAACCTAGAGGCTCTACTTTTCCTGTTCGTTCTGTGGTTGTATCAAGGTTTAAGAATGGTAAAATATTACAAGCTGACTATAGTCAACTAGAATTTAGAGTAGCCGCACAACTATGTGGCGACGAAAAAATGATTAAAGACATATTGGAAGGGCAAGATGTTCACAAATACACAGCATCAATTATATTTGACAAGGCTGAAGCTGACGTTACTAAAGAAGAGCGAACTGCAGCGAAGGCACATACTTTTAAGCCCTTGTACGGAGGGTTTTCGGGCACGCCACGTGAGATGGCATACTACAAGGCTTTTGTGGAAAAGTATCCTAAACTTGGAGCATGGCATGCAGATTTACAAACTGAAGCTATTTCACATGGTATTGTTAGGTTATATACTGGTCAACAGTTTGCTTTTCCTGATACTAAAAGGCTTTCTAGTGGTGCGGCAACAAATGCACCATCTATTAAGAACTACCCCGTACAGGGAGTTGCAGGGGGCTGTATTGTTCCACTTGCATTGGTGGATTTATATAATAAACTTAAAACTAGCAAGAGCAAATCTCTTATTATTAATACGGTCCATGACTCGGTTGTCGTCGACATATATCCCGGAGAGGAATTACAAGTGGCGAACATGATGTATGATTCAATGACTAAAGTTTCACAAAAGTTTGAAGAATTATACAACGTAAAATGGTCTGTTCCACTAGAGGTTGATTTAGAGATTGGAAATAATTGGTTAAATATGAAGAATTATAGCTTGACATAGGGTTCAAGATATAGTAAAAAGTGTGTTCTAGAAGAAGGAGTCAAAAATGACATCACAAACATTACCTACAATAAATACAGACGTAAACTTTGAACAAATAGCATCTATTATAGGACAAGATGAGCCTAAAGCAACAAATACTGGCGATAGCTTAGCTTTCCTGCGTATTAATTATAATACGGAAGATGATAACGAAAAGCAGTTGCCTGTTGGCTACTGGACTATCGCTACACCTGAACATGGTGCTATATTCTCTAAAGAAATAGAATTTCAAGTATTTCTACAGCGATACCAATATACCCATTGGGACGAAGATGCTGAAGAAATGGCTAATAAATCTATTCTTGCACAAAATTTGTATCCACAAACAGAAGTTCCTGACATGTTAGGCACAATGCGTTGTGGTTCTGTTCCTTACTCACAACGAGAAGGATTGAATGCTGAACAAGCACTCAAACAAAAAAGTATTCGGTGTTTTAGAATGTTATTCGGTAGGGTAACACTCAAGGATGCCGTGAACGTAGATGGGGAGAAAGTTGAAGCTTCTAACCTTCCTTGTCTATGGAGAGCTAGAGGAAGTAATTTTATGACCATCTCTGATGCCATGGACTCACTTTCTGCTCAGAAGAAACCTTTTATCTTTTACAAGTTAAAAAGTGGTCTTGAAAAAAAGAAAAATGGTGGAGTAATTTATTATGTTAGCAACTTTGAAGTTAGTGAAGGTCCACTTTCTTTTGGTGAAGAAGATAATAACTTACTGAAGCTATTTTGCGAGTACGTTGATAACGAAAATAAGGATATCATGAAAGCGTATGATAAAGCGTTGATGAAAAAAGCTGGTTCAACCCCTAACGGACAAGGTGAAGTCATTGACATAGATGATGCGTTAAATGATGATTTACCTGATTTTAGTAAATGAACGTAAAAGAAGCTTCACTAATCTCCTACTTGGTTAATGTGTTAGATGGGAAGGCAGAAATGCCTTCCTATTTATTTGACGAGTTTGCAGATTTATCTAGAAAAGCTTTAGAAAAACATTTTACAAGAAAAAAAGAAGACTTTAGGCTTCGCATGAGTAATGTGGGCAAACCCTTGTGTCAGCTACAAATGCAGGCAAAAGGTGTTGAGCCGGAGAAGCCATCACATGATTTTATTGTAAGAATGATTATAGGAGATATGCTTGAGGCTCTTGTAATTGTCTTACTCAAAGCTGCTAAAATAGAAGTTAAGTCACAACATCAAAAAGTATCTTTAGGTGTTGGTGACAGACAAATTGAAGGCGAATATGATATTGAACTTGATGACGGTATATATGATATAAAGAGTGTGTCGCCTTTTTCATTCACAACTAAATTTAATGCCGATAACGGCTATGATAAAATAAAACAATCAGATTCTTTTGGCTATATTTCACAAGGGCATGGTTATGGTATGGCGGCTAACAAACCATTTAAAGGTTGGATTGCCATAAATAAAACAACTGGTGAAATAGTTTTTACTGATTCAAAACATACTGATGAAGAAAAGAAAGAAGTTTATTCAAAGATATATAATACTAGTGTAGCTTTGTTAGATGAAAAACCTTTTGAAAGATGTTTCACAGATGTTGAAGAAGTATATTATTCTAAACCAACGGGCAACCGTACATTAGGTATTGAATGCAGTTATTGTCCATACAAACATGATTGTTGGGACAATCTTGAATTTAGAAGACAGTTGCCAAGCAAAGGTAAAAATCCTAAATGGACTTGGTATACTAAAATTGACCCTAAATGGATGGAAGAGAATGTACAATGACACGAGTGCAAAAGTTTGTAAAACTGCAACGTAAAAAAAATTTAAACTATGTAGTTAAAAAGAAACCTATGTCACCGAGGTCAGCAAAAGCAAAAGGTAGAAAATTACAAACATGGGTAGTAGATAAAATATTAGCTTTATTTCCTTCATTATCTTCTTTAGATGTTAAGTCAACACCTATGGGAGTAAATGGGGTTGATGTTCAGTTATCTAGTTTAGCACAAAAATTTTTTCCTTACGATATTGAATGTAAGAATACAGAAAGAACAAAGACAATTTATAATTACTATGAGCAAGCCATAGACCATACAAATGGGGGCGAGCCACTTGTAATTATAAAGATGAATAGACAAAAGCCTTTGGCTATTGTAGATGCAGAACACTTTATGGAGATGACATTATGTCAGAAAAAGAAACTATAGATTTAAAATCAGGTGACTCTGCTGTTGTTATACGTCATGATAAAAATCTTGAAGGCGGCTTTATAGTAGAAGTTTATCATAATATGGATAGAAAAAAACTAACTGCATCAGATATTGCATTTTACGCTTTACTTACACGAGGAATGGCTTATCATGTAACAACAGACTTATCTTCCGTGCTTGACTATGGAAGACAGAGTTTTGAAGACTCAGAATCAACAATAACAGTTCATTAGAGAGAAACTATGGCAGAACAATTAGAATTGTACAGCAATGGTAAAGATGCTGTAAACAGTCCCCCTCATTATACTGTATCTAAATTAGAGTGCATAGACGCTATTAAAGAAGCTACAGGAGAAGGTTACGAGTATTATTTACAAGGTGTAATTATGAAATACTTGTGGCGATACCGATATTCT